TTATATTCTTCTAAAGTTAAATAACTCATTTTTAACCTCCTAAAAAGAGGCTGAATTATTCAACCTCTTTAGCTTTTTTATCTTCTACTACTGGTGCTTCTTCCTTAACTTCTTCTTTAGCTTCCTCTTTTAATTCTTCTAGGTTAGTTAAAGCTCCCTCACCTAATGAACTGATAATTTCTTTCGCTCTAACTTCTGTGATATCAAGTTCTGTGCCTTTTTTCACTCGTTCATAAGTATTTTTATCTGTGAAATCTACATTTACTAAGTATTTAACCATTATTACCTCCTATTATGCTAACGGTGTAGCACTTGTTACTTTAATAATTGCTTTTTTATTGTCATCAAGAACGAATGTACCACCTTTAGCAGCAGCTTGAAGTTTAACCCCGTCAAACTCTTGTGCTTCTACTGTTCTAGCAGTTTCAATTCCGATGAATGGAATTACAATTCCATCTGGAGAGAAGATTGCAACAACATTATTTTCAAAATATTGTTCTGCCACTTCATTTAATTCTACGTTTTTATATTTTAATAATCCATTTGTATCGATACTTACGTTTGAACCTTTTGATTTGTTGTTTGAAGCCATATCAACAATAGCGTTATAAACTTGTGCACGTAAGTAGCATTTAATAGGTGCGTTAATTTCAGTATTAACTACATAAACATTTATCTCATTAAATAACTTCTTAAGATTAGCTTCAGTAAGATCAGCTAGTTGTTTAGTTTCTCCAGCATTATCTGATAAGAATTTCCCTACACGTTTATTAACTTTTCTTGTTTGTGCTTCAGAATGTAATCTTAAACGGTCTGCCACTGCTGCGTTTAAATCATTGTTAACTGTGTAACGGTCGATTCCCTCGTGGATAGCTAGTGTGTAATCATAGTTTACTTCTGTATCTGTATAGATTACTTCTTTTAATTCTCCAAAACGGCTTCCAGCTTCTGTCCCTGTTCCAAACGCTTTATTTGTATCCGTGTCATAAGTACCAACTACTACTGGTGTGGCGTTAGTTTTAACTAAGAAAGCCTTAGAATTAAATTGTACTCCGTCTAATGTTTGAATAGGAGCTAATACTCCTGCGAATGCTTTTTGAACGTTGAAAATTGTAGAAAGCATTTGTCTATATTGTGGTGCGTATTGGCGCACTGGTAAATTGTTATTATTTGTTGGCATATTTTAAAATTCCTTTCTTTACTGTGTATATTGGTCTAAAATTGCTTGGAACGGGTCAACGCCTGCTGTTCCATTTCCGTTAGGGTTGCCACCAACTGTAATCTGAGGTGTAGTTGGTTGTTGTTCTTGTTCGAATAAGAAAGGCTTGCTTTCTTTTAATGAATTAACCACCTCATCAAGTTTAGGTTTCCCGTCATCACCTAACTCAACCTTATCAACATCGATAAGTTTCATTAGAACATCGCTATCGTGTGCCTTAACATCTTTTAATGCCAAAGCAATAGCATTTGTTTTATTAATTTGAGCCAACTTATTATCACTATCTACCTTGAATTGATTATATTCATTTTGTAATTTCTCTAAAGCCTGTTTAACTTCTGAATTAGCATCATTACTTTTAGTTAACTCTTCAAGTTTAGTTTTTTGTGATTCAAGTTGTGCTTTTAATGTGTCATTCTCTGCAGTTAGTTCTAACTTCACTTGATGTCTTGCTTTCTCCAACCCTGCACCGTACGCTTGCATAATTTTATCGATTGCATCCTTATCAGTTACTCCTGCTTCGACTAACATATCTCGTTTTAAGCTCATATTTTAAGCTCCTTTCGTTTTACGTCCAGTAGACTTTATTATTTAGCACTGTGACACCGTGCAAGGCATAATAAAAAGACCTTTTAACGTCATGTCTAGGACGAAAATGGAAAAATCAACCAAATTTTCCATTTTGAATTGTATTTTTATACTGAAAATGGAAAGTAAGCGATTTAATTCCATTTTTGCATAATAAAAACACCTAGTAAATTTACTAAGTGTTTTATAATCCTCTTTTATTCCATTCTTTTTCTATTCTTTCTTCTTCTTCTTTAGTCCAACCATCAACAAATCGTGTTGCTCTTAATTCCTTATCAGAAAGATTTTCTATATCAATTGGTTCATATTTAATTCCTCTTGTTTTTTCAATATCTTTCATTATAATCTCGCTAAATTTCATGATCATTCTCCTTTACAATATTTATCGTAAATTCTATTTTTTCATCAACTATCGCAGCTTTAGTTATTACAAAATTACTATTTCTCGGTAGTATCATTTCACTTTCTTCAAAATTATCAGTCATATATACTTTTTGACCTTTTTCAGCATGTATTTTTAATCTTATTGGATGATGTTTAAAATAATTTAATTCTGGAACTACGCTAGTTGACACAAAACCTTTGTCCATTAAAACTGCTGTATTCTTATTTATTAGATTAAGCATATCTTTTTCACTAGTAACACCTTTTAAAAATGAATTTTGATTAGATATAGCATCAAGTATATCCATTTTTGCATACCTAGTCAAAATTATATTTTCTTTCAAGGTATTCGATTTTATAACTTTATCTAATGTAGAAATTGTTAGTTTATCATAATCATTTAAGCTATCTCCTCTTCCTTGTCTTAAGGCTGAATTAATTTTAAATGAATTATTAGTTGCAACATATCCACCTGTAATTCGATAATAAATAGGCTTTCTATCATCGTATGCAATTTTACCACTTTCTTCTAACATTCTTGGCAAATCATTCTCAGTTAAGGTCTTAAATACTATTCTATCTTTATTATATACCTTTTTAGGTTTATCTTCAATCGATTTCATAGTCGATTTATTACTGATATTAATCTTTTTAGGTTTGTCTTCAATCGATTTTATAGGCGGTTTTCCAATTACTGTAGGATTCTTTTCTATAAGACTTTTTCGCCCGGTCTTAAATGTCTTTTCTTTAAGTTTTAACTTAGTCTGGAGTTCTTTAGCTCCTAATTCTTTAGCTAATATTTGCTTATCTTTGTTAATTCTAATCTCACGATCAAAAGCTTTCAATCTTGCTCTATCTAGAGCATTTTGTTTGGCTTCATCCTCGGTTAGATTTTGCAAATATTCTGGCAGTTGTGGCTTATAATTCACTCCTACTACAAATGGTGTTAAGTAATGGCCACAGTTTATCCCTAAGCAACCTCCTGGACTTCCATATCCATAATCTGGTAAACTCAGCACCCTTTCACCATTAATTGTCCTTGCAACTCCTTTAGTTACTATTTGATGTTGAAGAGGTGCACACAATTCTCTTGCGCTAGACTTAGCGCTGTAATAATAAGTATCTATCCCTAAATCGTCTGCAGGCCTTTCTCTCATTTCTCGATAAGTTCTGAAAGTTGTAGTTCTGATTACCGTTTTGGCATATCGCTCAACCGTCCATATTCTTCCTCCTCTATCTCTAAAGGCTGTAAATCCTCGCTCATACATTTTCAAGACCGCTTCTGATAATGCTTTTTCATGAGACTTAGTTCCAGAGACTACTCCAGCTACTGCACTTTCTAATGTCTGCTTGTAATTCTTTTGTAAGGCTTTTGGCATTGTAGTATTAATTAAATTATTAACTTCAAACATTGTCTGCTTAGCTAATGAATTTAAGCTATCTTGAACTAACGGATTAGGAGTTGCATCTGATTTTAGAGCCTGCGCCAATTGTTGATGGCTATCTTGATAGATTTTAAAGCCTTCATTAGCTATTACATCTCTGAATACTTCCTCTGCAACCCCACTATATTTAGAAATCAACTTAACATTTTCTTCTGTGATTAAATGCATATCGTTTAACTTCTCTAACTGCCAAACATAAGGATTTTCAATTAAATCAGCAGTTCCACGTTGCTTTAATCTTCTGACTATGTTCTTCATTATTTCCATGGATAATTCATGGAATAAACCTTCTACTTCCTTTGACTTTAACCAATAATTACCGTCATTATTCTTTATCTCCATAGATTACCTCATCAGTTTCATCTAGGTTAGGTTGCACTTCTTCATTGATTTCATTTAACATCTTACTTGCTTCTTCATCAGTCACACCTAATACTTTAGAGATAGCATATTGCTTACTAACGATTCCACTTGCCAATGCTTTAACCCAATAATCAAGCTCTGCATTTCTATCTGTGAACACTCCGTCATCAAGGTTAACTGATATATCTTCAAGTTTAGGTATTTCACCATGATATATACCGTGTGCCTTACCTAATTCACAAATAGATACTACAAGCTCTTTAATTGAATGTTCTACTAGTGATACAATGCTGTTTCTTAGTTGGAAAGTGTCTGAATTTTCGCTGACAACTTCTGTTGCTGTCTTCATTGTCTTTCCGTCAAAACTAAACATTCCACCACTAACTCCAACTTGCATTTCAAACATTGCTAAGCCTTTGTTAATAGCTTTGATATAATCATCAGCTCTGATTGGTGTAGTTAAATCAACGATTTTATTATCGTCAAGTCCACCACCTATTTGAACAAAAACATTTTGATCAGTTTCAAATCTTCGTTTTGTTACGAACTTATTATCTTTTCCAGCTTGAAAAGTCATGTTTGTTAATCCATCAGGAACAGCAACTCTTCTTTGTCCCATTTTTATTTCCCACATGAATTCATCATATGTTCTATTAATGAAATCAATCGTTGTTTTAGCATTGTCAAATATTGATAATCCTAGAGGACTGTTAATATCTTTATTGTTCATTCCTGGTGTTTTTAAGTAAGTAAATAACGGTCTACTTAATCCTTTAATCACAATGTTTTCTTTAAGATTCTCATATAATTCACTTAACAACGTTTGACTACCTATTGTTTCTGAATTAGTAGATTTATACAACTCATTAGTTATCGTTAAGTCTTCATTATTCCATTCGTGAAACTCAATTAAGGTGTAATAAGTATTAGTTTTACCTTGACTTTTAACTGATTTAGTAATAATTGCTGCACTGCTAACATCTTGCATATTACTTTGAAGCGGTAAAAATACTGGTGCTTGAATGAATGCTATCTTAATAGTTTTACCATCAAAATAAGGCCGCATTGCCATTCCACCTAGCGCTAAACAACTCTCAAGATATCGTTCAAAATTCTTGTTAAATCTGTCATTTAAAAGAATATCGTTAACAAATTGATTAATTGATTCGTTATCTACAGTGATCTCTGCTTGCTCGTTGTAAACTAAGCCTGCTATCTTCTTACAAGCTGTTCTTGCTAACGGTAAGTGATTAAACTTCCTTGTGCGCTGTTCTCCGTCCGTGTTAAGGTAGGTAACATCGCTAAACTTACTCTGGAAGTATGTTAAATTGTTCTTTATTCGGTTGTATTCTTCTGAAGATACAACAATCTTAGGATGGTCTAATATGCTTGTTAAACTACCTTGCATGGTGTACTTGCTCCTTTTAAATAAATTCTTAATAATCTGTATAAGCCCCATTCTTGTTACTCCTATACTTTTAATCCTAATAATTTTGCATTATCCAAAACAAAATACTTAAATTCGTCAACCGTGTGATCATCTTCTTTAATTACTTTCGGCTCAGGTGTCTTAATTGTTTTCTCATCGTACCTGTACATTTTGTGTTCTTCAATAAAAATCTTGTTGTTTTCATTATCTAAATAAAAAAATCTTCCTTGTGCTAATAAACTTACAACCATATCTATCATGGTTTGGTTTTTTCTTTTTGCTACTGGATTCCATCTAATCCCAAAATCTTTAAAGTACTGATTCCTTAACGCTCCCTCTGCACTATCTATTGTTAATCTAATAGTTGGCACATTATACAGTTCTTGCACGCTAGAAATAAAATCATTAATCATTACAGTTAAATCACTAGGTGCAGCTTTAACAGCTCTTCCTGCTGGAGAATAATAAAACGTGTCTAATAGAATAACATTTCTTTTAGCTGTAATTCCATAAGCTCCACACGCTGTCGCACTTTGTTGGTGTCCTGCATCTAATGCATAAGATATTCCCATGATTTTATCATTGCTAGGTAATTCCTGTACTGGATGAAAGCAAGCCATATTGTAGACATTATTCCCAATTCCCACTGGTTCACCTAAATAGATATATAGATAATATTCATAGTCATTTTCTTTTATTCTGTTAATATCCGCTAACATTTGATCAGTTACAAACCCTAATTCATCGTTTAAATAACTTGATTCATGCACCAAATAATTTTCAACTGTTTTCATCTCTTCACTCCACTCATTAATCCATGCATAAGGATTTCTTGGTGGATTGTAGCTCCAGAAGAATTGCACAAAAGGTATTAATCGGTGTTTTTGTCGCATAAAAGTAATGTTAGTTTGGTCGAATTCCTCCTGGCTGTCAAACTCGGCGGCCTCTTCATACCATACAGCAATAATATTATTAATATCATTTGATTTTAACTTTTGGAAGTCATCTGCGCCATAGAAATAAAAGCTTGATCCAGTTCCTTTATGTGTAATTTTAAACGGAGATACTGTACTTTTAAATGAATCGGTTAATCCATACATGTTTATGGCCCAATTAATTTTATTAAAGACACTATCTCGAATTGTATTCGCAACTTTTCTAATTATAACTACATTAGCTTTTTCACCTTTAGCTATCATTTTTGACATATCTTTGACTAATTTTAAAGCTATTACAGATGATTTAAAGCTGTTCCTACCACCTTTTAGCACATTGTAAGGTACTTTTGAAAGCCATACATCTTTGAAATGTGGATTTACGTTCTTTTGAACATCAAACCTAGTCATCTTCCCACCTGTCAACAATTACAATATTTTCAGAAGCTGTAGCGCTTTTCTCTTCTCTTGCTTGATGGATTTTATTTAGGATATCTGCAGCTTTTATTCTATCTTTCGCACTAACATCAATATAGGTTGTCTCCTGGAAACCTTGACCCCGTCCGATAAGTATTTCCTCTGTTTGTTCGCCTCTCATTACTGAGGTTAAATATTGAATAACCTCTTGCTGCGTTGCTGTCTTCTTAGATTCAATCTCTTTCATCCGCTCATCGATGTAAGATTTTATTCCTACATTTTCCAACAATTTGTGACTTTGAGATTTTGCATAATTTAAACTATAGCCTACTTTAATTGCTGATTGCATCGCATTACCGCTTAGGATGTACTCATCAGCAAATTCTTTTTGTTTAGTTGTTAATCTTGCCAATTTTCCACCATCCTTTCTTGACAAATAAAAAAAGACAGTCGTTAAACTGTCTAGGGAGTAAATTTGATAGGCGATTTTAGGTAGAGATTAAATACTATGAAAAAAA